CATACCAAATTTTACACCACTCGGAAATACTAATTCCTGTGAACGTCTTGCTGAAAATGTTTTTTCCATTTTTGAAATTTATTAATTATTAGTAATATTCAAAGTTAGTAATTTTTATGCGTATAAAAAATAATGGTTGTAGATTAATACCTACAACCATATTACCAACCAAATAAATATCAAATTAAACATTAACCCTGCGATAATCTCTTATCGAAAAAGTTACTGTTCTTTTTAAATCATCTGAATTATCGCCTTTTGTTTCGTGGTTAGCTGTTTCCACTTTTTTAATCCATGCTTCTTCAATATAGAAACCTTGTACAGATTGTCCATTTACATCTGTTTCATGGATATATCCATCCCCTGCATATTGTGCTTCGTCCATTGTTTCACACGCATCAAACAATTTCCATAAATCTTCATCTCCAGTATTTGGAACAGTTACCTCTAATGTAATATCTCCTATTATTTTTTTTCCAGGAGTTTTTTTATCCGGCGAGTTACCTTGTGTACCTTGTTTATGCTCTGTCCACTCCGTTGATGGTGGTGTTAGCATTTGGCATCTTGCATTGTCTATATCTAAAAGTGATAATGACCAATTAAAATTTGCTTGTGGATTCTTGATTGCCATTTATGTAGATTTTAAAAAATTAATAATTATATCTCTAAAAGTTGTGCAACATTCAAAATTGTTACGCTGTCCGTTGGTGCCAAATCTAAACCAACATACTCATTAGCTGCTATTGGTTTAAAAGCAAATCTAACTCTATATTTACCGGCATCAATATCTTGTTTTGTATTAAACTTTAATTCGTTTAGGTTTCTTGCGTTTTGATCGCCTAACCAATGCCACCATTTTCCCTCTCCACGTTGTGATGTATTATCGCCCTCTATTGCTCTACCTGCCACTAATTCATTTACAATAAATGGACGCACCTTTCTGTAAAACAAATTAAACATAGCAATATCGTTAGGTTTAAAGTTCATTAGTTTTGCAATTCGAGAGATTTCTCTGCTAATATAAACTACTAAATCTGCAATATTTTCTTTTGATAAAAGACTTGTTCTATCAAGTAACATTGTTCTGTTCCCCCAAGAAACAACTTTTAACGCATCGTCATTTATGATTGCATTTACACCGCCCTCGTAAATATTGTCATACAATAATTTATTACCCGGACTACCAAGATTTAAACGCATATCATTAACTCCGAAAATTTTTCCATAGTCATTTCCACTATCACTATACCACTCCCCTTTTTCTGTATCTGCCTTTGTTCTATTAGCTGCTTGTAAAGCACCTGCTAATACTGCATATTGAGTGTCGTTTAAATTGTTCGGATTATTAATGTTTACCTCGGCAAACCACATAGAACCATACCATGTATCAAGCGGAGAATGTGAGTATGCACCATTTCCATTTCTAAAATCGTCAACGCCTTGTACTGTTAATCCTTTCGGAATATAAACACGACAACGCATATCTTTTCTTTGTTCACAATATGATACCAAATCTCTGTTTGCTGTATGCGTTGGACGTGCTATGTTCCAAATACGCATACTGTCTGTAACGTTATCAAATGCATACCAACCACTTTTAGAAATTACAGAACCTTTGAAATCTGCATCTGTAATTAACGATGTATCTTGTGTTCCATTCGTTAATGTTATTGTTCCGATAGGCAATGTATTTGACACTAAATTCGATACTACCACACCTTCCATTTGGTTGTTTAAAGATGCAATATAATTAGCTGTTTGAACACGTTTAACACCTTTTATTTCTTGTGCTAAATCACTATCCGGCAACTCAATTTTTATATCTACATAATCTGCAAGTCCATTTGTAGATGGAGTGATTGTAATTTTAGTTCCATTATAGCCATCTCCTACCGCCTCTGCAGTCCATGTTGACGTTAATGCTGCATACGCAGTTACACCACCTGTAAACTTTAATGATGCTGTTGATATTGTACCCAAAGTTATAGTTACATCAACCATACCGACGTTACCACCGGCACCTAATGCCAATGGTTTTGTTATTGTAAGAACTGCACCTACTCCAGTTGCTGTATATTGATGCGTTGCTGTTCCTGCGTTAATTGCTGCTGCAATCGCTGTTACTGCTGCTGTCGGTGTTTGTGCTGGTGTACCATTATAGTTTGCAATAGTTGTTGTTCCTGTTCCTGTTACTAAATTAGGAACATCTAATTTAATATTAGAACCTGTACCTGTCCATGTTGCCAATGTAAAATTTGCAGATGATTGTACTCCGGTTACCGCAGTATTTGGTAAAGAACCACTTGCTTTAACACCTGTTGCAGTTGATAAATCTGTTACATTTGTATAATTAAATGCTCTTGCTATACGCAATTTTACACCGCGTTGCAATGCCATTATACACATTGTAGCGAAATCATCAGAAGCATGTATATCTCCTAATTTTCGTCTAAATTCTTGCTCTGAACCAATAAGGTAATTTACACCCGGTTTACCTCGTTTTGTTATACCTTGTACGCAGATAATACCCTTGTTTATGTTAGCTATAATGCCACCTAAAGGCGTTACCGATGTTGTTACTCCTGGTGTGCCTGATAGATTTACTCCTGCCATGTTTCCTATTTTATTTTAATTACAAAATCTTAGATACTCAAATATACATATTTACAAGTCGTCTGAAATAAAAATTAAATCTCCTTCGTCTGTAACTTTATACTTATCATCGTCCGGACCAACACAAATTAAATCTCCTTGTGAATTTATATAAAATGTAATTCCTATGTTATAAATATCTTCAATTGCTATTGGCTCATTATCTTCGTTATAGATAATTCTAATTTTAGTTAGTATTTCTTGTCTTGTTTTCGGCTCTACATCCGCACAAAATTCTGTAAATGGAGCAATTTCTCCTAAGCTATCCGAACCTCTTAAATCAATATTTCTTGCTGTATATAACCAACCTCTCTCAATGTAAGATTTATCACTTGTATCAAAAGCACTCGCTTGAATTAACCAAAATTCGCCAACGATATTGCCTGTATTGTCTATTGCATTTAACAACATTCTTGCACCAATTACTTTACGCAATACATCCTCTATAATTTCTGCATACGTTTCTGTTTTAGTTATGTAAGTTATCTTATAAGGAATATCATACTTTACATCTGCAGTAATACTTTTATCGTATTTATTAGTATCTTCATTAAAATCATATTCTGTATTTCTTCCGGTTCCAGTTCGTGCCGGTATTGGTGTACTTCTACCTATTATCACATCGTTATCGTTATTCTCTCCTCTGCTTTCCATTGCTCCAGGTTGATATAATTCTATTGGTTGTTTGCCATTATTTTTTATCAACTGAATAGCATTTGTATATCCTGCTCCAAATCCAACTATATCAACATCCGGCAAATAACCACGCAATACAAGTTCCTTTCGTATAATCTCGAATATACCATTATCTACCTGTGCTTGTGTTAATTTCCATTCCATTAAATTGAATATTTTTTCTTTAAAAATTCCATTATACGTTTGCCTACTAAATTTTCTTTTTCAATTTTTTGCTTCATTAAATCGTTTATAGGACGTAAAAAAGGACGTTCCGGAATGTTTCTTTTTTCGCTACCAAATTCCATTGTAGCTGCAATATTAGTAAGGTCGTCTCCATCTTTATTTTTTGTGCCTCTTTTAACTCCAATAAACACTTTTGGGTACATAGCAACCGATGTTATACTTTGTACCATTGAACTTGTAGCAATTAATGTTTTATTACTTAGTTTTTTACGTTTCTTATATGCAACATAAGCATCTGATAATTTACTCCACTTGTATTTACTGTCCGAAAATCCTTGTTGTGAAACGATATATTTTTTTACCAACGCCTCTGCTTCTAATCCAATTTGTCTGCTTACAACCTTTAATTCTTCGGGTATATCTTTTTTTAAATTGCGAGTAAATAATCCGGCAACATCCCAACGTCCAACTTTTTCTATGATCCGTTTTTTGCTCATGCTTTTTTAAGTTGTTTTTGAATATGTATTTTTACAACGCAGTTTTTATCCCAAAGTTGTCCAATCATATTAATACCTATTATGTCATAAGTAACTCCATTGAACAATATTAAATCTTGTGGTGTCTTTGTAACAAAATTGTCTGTATTATCTACAATTCCTTTTTCTTGTGCTTCATCATATTTAATCAATACATACCCTTGCGTATAATCGTGCGAACCTATTAATTCTTTTGTATCTTCTCCGCCTCCACTTTTATTTTCCCAAACTGATAATCCTTTACATACAATATCATTATATGTGCGTTGTAACTGGACATCTTTTTGCCATCGTGTTACTGTATTATTGTCCATTCTATAAGTTATATCTTCTCCATAGAATGTATCTTGTACATCATTAATTACTTGCCTAATTTCGGCAAATTCTGTGTCTGATATTAACCGCATGTACAACCTAAATTTTCGTTACCAAATACAATAAAAGCAGGAGTATCGAATACTTTACCACAATTACACATAGGTAATGAATAGTTTAAAGTAGCTGCATATTCACACGCTTTCATCTTACAGTTATTTAAGAATTTTTCGGCACTCATTCCTAAAAAACTTCCATCGTCTGCTTTGCCATAATCGAACTCCGCTTCTACAACATCTGCCTTACCTTTCTTAATTCTTTTCGCTCCTGTACCACTACCACCACCGGAACCACCTACATTTAATAATGCTTGATTGGTAATTAAATTACATGAAACTAATTGAGCAATTAACATCTTTTGTAATGCAGAATATTTGCTTTCATCTTCTACATCAGTGTTCGATAATAATGTCCAAGTTTGTAAGTAGTACATCGCTTCAATTATGTACTGCTGTATAATAGCATCTTTGCTATTGTCTGCCGGTAAAAATGGTAAGTTGTTCTTTACCATAATTAATAATGTTGGTAGTGCCATATATTCAAATTTAATAAAAAAAGTGCGAAATATATATCTCGCACTTCCAAACAAAAATTTTATAGAATGAAAAAATTAACCGATTGCTTTTTGGATATCGCTACGAGTTTTTTCGTCCGTCAATAATGCGTTTATTGCTTCTTCTTGTGAACCAAGTGTAACTTTGCCAAATTTGTAAACATCTTTGTCAAAAATTACTTTTCCTTTTTCTACTGCACTATCCAATAGTTTTTTTGCTACTTCTTCTGTAAATGCTGTATCTTTTTCTCCACCTGCATTTGCTTCATCATCTAAATCTTTTAATGATTTCTTTTTGTCTGCAATAGTAGCTTTATCTGCTTTTTCTTGCTTTTCAAAATAATCACTTCTTTCTTTAGTGAATTTTTCAAAATCCGATTTCTTGCTTTCTACTAAAACACCGTTCAATAGAGCAGCATTTACAGTATCATCTTTATCTACTTCTACAATCTGATTTCTATTGACTGTAATTCCTTGTGAGAAAATAAAGTAGCTTCCGGATGTGTCTTTTAATCTAACATAAATTTTTTCCATGATCTGATAATATTTATTGGTTTAAAATTATTCGTTGATTGTTTTAAATGCTTCATTGATACGAGCATCAATATCCATGTAATTTGGAAACTTAGCATTGTCCGGAGCACCCCAAGCCATCGATTTGTCAATCAATAAACGACCATCACGACGTTTGATTGCAAAACCTAAATAATCAGAAATAAACAATTCGCTTTCTTGTGTTTGCGGATTTCTTCTTTCTTCGGTTTTCATTCCACGATATTGCAATTTAACCATTGCAGCTTCCGGTGCCAACAACATGATTTGATTTGATGGCATAACGAATACATCATTAATCAATGTAGCTGGAACACCCAACATTTGTTGCAAGTTTTGTAGAGTTTTATCTCCGGCAAAACCTTTGTATTCATCTAACAACGATAAATCAATTGCATCTTCTTCGCCTGTAAGCAAACGTGATACGTTTCTTTTTAAACGTCCCATTCTTGCAGTAGCACGTTTGATATCTTTGAACTTAAATTGTCCAACTGTATCTACACCAATTACTGGAGCGGATTCTGCACCACTTGATTGCTCTCCGTTCAGTAAAATTAAACTTGCTTGAATGTCTGCACCAATTGCCATTTCTGTACCAACTTCGCCCATAAATTCAAACAACATATCGAGCGTTGATGCTTCTACTAATTCATCGGTAATTTTAAAGCCAATACCAACTTTAAACACTTCTGCTTCTTTTTGTCCAAAACGAACTGTTCCAAATGGAATACTTTCCGCTTCGCCTAATTTTCTCGGCATTGCACTACCACGTTTGATGTGTGGCATTGTAACTTTTCTTTGAGAAATATTGATAGTATTTGAAATCCAATTTTGGTGCATTGATTGAGATTCATAATCTAATCTAATTGCTGTCAAAATTAATTCCGGAATAATAAATCTGTGGTCTGTGTTCACTTGACGTGTATTGTTTACACCATCAAATGCAGAATGATCTAATAACAATTTTTGAATTGCAGTAGCAGTCATGTTATCATGTCCAAATCTTTGAGCAGTAGATGCTAATGTATCTGTTGATAAGAACACTTCATTTTGTTTTAAGAATTGTCCTATTACAAATAAATCAGATTGTTTTTTGCTCATTGAACGTTTGATACTTTCCGGCACATGAATACCATAGTACAATGATAATGCTTCTGCTAATGGAATATCATAGGCAGGTAAATTTCTACCATAACGATCTTGCATACGTCCTTGACGTGTTTGAATTACTTCTTTTGCAAAATCTTCCAATGATTCGCCATAAGCATCACGAACCTCTGTTCTATTTTGTATCGTTCCGGCAGGATTACCATTTGATAATGATTGATTATGCTTACGCAACGCTTCTAATTTTTCTTGCTTATTTTTGCTCATTTTATCGAGATTTAAAAATTTAAAATATTGATTAATTACAGTTTGAATGTTGACGATAAGATACCAATTTTTATAAAGCTATCAACGGCACCACCTTTGATTACTTGTGCATTTACAAAATCTCCGGCTGCTGCTGCAACATATTCCGGATATCCATCTGCATCTTTATTGCCATTTGGAACAACAAATTCTCCTGCATTAATAGTACCACCTTTGGCAATACCATTTATTTCTGCTTGAAAATTAGTTCTTACAGTAGCACGTTTAGTTGCATCCGCTGGAACTATAATAATTCCAAGTGGTTTTTCTGTACCGGCAGAACGTTTTTTAATCGTTCCATCTGTGTGAAGAATTACTTCTTGTCCTTGAGTTAAAGCAACTGTGTCGCTATTTGTAAAACTCATTTGCAAACCATCGTAGCTTATGTTTTTTAGAACTTGTGATGCTGCATTATCAACTGTACCTGTCATATTTAATAATTTATAATTTTAAAAATTAGATTATCTCATTCTTGTTTGTTCTGCCAAAGTAGGTGTAGATACTTTTTCTTCTCCTGCACCACCTTCTGATTTTGAAGTTCTAAAAGAAATTTCAGTTGAACCACAAGATTTGCAAGATGCACCAAATGTTTCAATAGTAGAACTTCCGTATTGTTTTAAAAATCCTTCCAATGCATCTTCATTAGAATTATTGATTGTGTCAATCACTGCCTGTACTTCATTTTCGTTACCAACAGATAATTTATACAAACGAACACATTCTTCTTTTTTGGCTTTAATGCTTTTGTGTCCAAACTTTGCCATAGAGACAATATCCGCTAATGGAATTTCTTTTTCCAATTCAGCTATATCGCTTGATTTAACGATTTTTTCCAAACTTGCAATGGTATCGTTAGCAGTTTTTAATTTCGCTGTTAAATCCGTTTTATCAGCTGTTAATTGCGTTACTTGCTCATTGTTTTGTTCTACAAAAGAAACTTCAAAATTTTGTTCTTTCAACGCATCTAACACCTCTTTGCTGTAATCTGATGCTTTTCCAAATAATTGTATTTTTTTCATGCTTGTATTTTTAGAGTTTCCGTTTTTTTCAAATTTACTTGTAATACTCTTACTCAAATGTAATATGTTTTCTTTACTAAGTGAGTTTTCCTCAATAAACATCGTTCCACTCTTTTTGTAGATGCCATTTAATTCGTCTTTATCAAACATCTTAGCACCAACAATAGCAGACTTTTCAACGTTTATTGGACTACCATTTTCGTCCAAAATTTTAGCAAATGGATCAGCACCTAAGTACACTAATGAAGTTTCGTAAAAGTCTGTAATTTCAGTTACTACTCTACGAACCATCTTACCATCTGTACCCAATGTACCTACACGCATTTCAAATTCCCAATCGTCTAATTCTCCATCACGATTTGTAAACTCGTGAGACGGTTCCCAATTATATGAAACTGTTACGGAAACTGATTGAATATGTGGCACCGGATATGCAGTTAATTTTCTGCATAAGTCTGTATGCAATTTTCCATCAATCCAAATAGGACCTTCTAAACCACCTGGAATAATTGTACCATCTTCCATTTTTTTTGGACCTACATAGCTTATTAAACCATTCGCACCAACAATATTTCCAACTTCCATTTCGTGATTAACGTAAGTTGGTTTATAGCTTAATAGCGATGCAGCTTTCTTTAAAGATTGCTCCGTAAATTCAGTTGCTTTCCAAGTCCAACCACCTACTATTGTCGCAGTTAGGTGTCTAAAATAAAATGGTAAAAAATCTTCCGGTTTGGCAACGGCATTGCTTATATCTTCTGCTACAAGTGCCTGTCTGTAATCTTCATTTGCCCAACTGAAACTCTTTTTCGTTTTTTCAAACTCCTCTTTGCTCTTTGGAAAAAAAATCAAATTACCTGTACCATTTCCAGCACCGATTAGAATTATTTTACCGCTTCTTACCTTTCCTTTTTCTGACATAGTATAAAATGCTTTACTTTCAAATATAGACAAAAAAAAGACGTGGATTATCCACGTCTTAGCTTTCTGTTTTTATTATTTATTTAGGTACGCCTAAATTTATTTTTAAAGTATATAAATGCACCAAATAGTAAACCGATAACACCAAATATCCATGCTATCCAATCTTTGGGCGAATTTGACTTAGGAATATTCTTTACATAGTACGTTCCTTTGTCCACAATTTCATCAATGCTATTGACCGTATCTATTGGAATACCAACTGCACTTACAACTTCTTCCGCTTTACCGATGATAGTTGATTGTGATGTGTCTTCGTCCATTGGTTGATCAACTGCAGGTGCTTCTACCTGTGCTAATAATACTTTGGGCAATGTGCTTTTCTCGTAACCTGGAGAACTGTCGGAAGCATAACCGACAGTAAAGGTAAATAGCATTAATGCTAATAATACTTTGAACTGTTTCATAAATTCCTTTTTTTGGTTTGTTTAAAAATTAAATAGAATCAAATGTACTATTCTTTTTCGATAGTAATAGTAATTTTTAATTTTAATGCCTCGGAGTAGCGTTGTAATATTTCAATTCCTATGTTCTTACCACACTCGTATTCCGATATTGTAGGTTGTTTTACACCCAATAAAAGTGCCATGTCATTTTGTGTTACATCGGCAATCTTACGCATTTCTTTTAGTTTTTTGGATATTAATTCTTTAAATTCCATTGTTATAAGTTTAGATTTTGTTGTCCGTATTTTTCAAAAAATTGTTTTGTTAAAGAAACGTTTACCGAAATAGTTGCATCAATTCTGTGTTTTAATCCGGCTAAATACTCGCGAACTTCTTCGCTACTTTGTCCAATAAAATACCCTTTAGAATTGGAGCATAATAAAGGAACGAGATTATTAACTCGAATGTGATGTATAATCTTACGCAGTCGTACAGACGTTAGCTTAAATTTTCTATCTTCTAATTCCAGTCGTCCGTTCTGTATAGCATCATTAACACCTTTACAGATATTATCGTTAGTAACACTATTACTCTTGCCAACATATTTTCCTTTCGCAAATACTTGAACTATTCGCTCCATTATAACCATTTCCGTTCCTGTTAATGGCTCCGTTTCTTTTTCAAATCCTTTTATCATACATAAGATTTATTTGATGTATTATATGCTCTTGTTTTTGGTTTTGGCTGTGCTTTAAAATAAATATCTTTTATCGTGCAGTACCCAACTTGTATGCAATATTGCATACTTTGTAATTCTGCTGTTTGCTGTTGAAAATAACGTTTGGTATCTTCCGTAAATGAATGATCATACAACTGTTTAATGTCGTCCATTCTATTTTTTATCATGCGTAGTGCGGACAATTCTTTTTTAGATAATTTGTGTTCTTGATGATATAGAATTTCTTCTCTAAATTTTAAAAGAATACGCTCCGGTCTAACTTTATTTGCTACTGTTATATTTCGCTCCGAATTATAACTCACATCTAACAGTGGTAAATATTCATCGTTTATTCGCTTGTCTGCAAACCATTGGTAAAACTCCAGTATGCTATCAAATTTTTCAGCATCTATAAACAACTGCATTATTTCCTTATGCACATCGTTTGCCGGTATAAAATCAGTTAATACGGCTATTATTTTTGTTTTCATAACTCTAATTTTGAATTTTTACTAATTGAGAAAATTGTTTTGTTGGTAATCACTAAACTATCCAATACATGAATATCCAATAACTTACCTGCTCTGCGTAACTTATTAAATGAATCAATGTCTGTTTTTGATGGATTAGGATTGCGTGATGGATGATTATGTACGAATATTATTGAATGTGCTGTACAGTTCAATGCTATTGTAAAAACTACTTTTGAATCGCAGAACGTTTGTGAAGTTGCTCCACTCGATAGCTTATAATACCCAACTACATATCCATTCCTATTAAGACAGAACATCAACATTTCCTCTGTCCAGTTAAATGTATCTTTATTAAATATGCTCATACATAGGCGGTGCATGTCTAACACATTCTCAACCTTATAAAGCGAACTTGCTTTTACTCTTTTATTAAAAGATACTTGTACTTTTATTTTCGGTACTATGATTGTTCTTGCCATTTTTTTAATTGTGAATGTGAATAATCAGTTGCTTGTTGTACACTTGTCCAAGTGGTATCAGATAGTTCAAAGTAACCATTCTCTCCGGAAAGCATTTCCGATTCCATTTCTTCAAATTGTTCTGCAGTTGGTGGCTTACAATTCAAGTCCATACATAAATGCAATATTTCTTTTTTAAGTGCTTCCATTCCGTTGTGAATGGCTAAGTAGTGTCCACCTGTGGAGTAACTTACAAATTGAATAATTAGCATTATAGTTCAGTTAAAATATTAGTAAAATCGTTGTCCATCCATTTTTTATAACCATTGGCTACTGTCCATTTATCCGCTGGATTTTCTTTACCTGGAATCCAAATAACATTTAATCTAACGTTGTTTTTTCTTGCTTCCATTGTAAGAACATAACCTTTTTGACCTGCATGATCTTGATATGTCAACCATTCTGCATCAACGAATAAATTCAATTCCAATGCTTCTAAATGATTAGCTTCTTTAATTTTGTTTGCCAACCATACTGCTTTTTTTGCAGCACATAACTCCGCACGACTTTGTTCTCCGGCATCTTCCGTATCAAAGAAACGTCCATGCCATAATGGTTCTCCATCTACATCGCACACACCAAATCTATTTGCTGATGCTTTTGCATCTGTGTATAGCGTTAATGAGTGTGTAATTTTAGCATCTAAATCCGCTTCCTGCTGTTGGATAGCTACTTCCTTTAATTCATCGTAATTAATACCAATTTCAATCAATGCTTTTTTAAATGCACTAAATCCACTTGCAGAATTTAGTCCTTGATTAACTGCCCACTCTCTCAATTCTTTGTGTGTGGACATCGCTGTTAATTCTACTTCGTTTTGTTTTACGAGTTCTTTTGTTGTTAATTTTGCCATGTTGTTGCTATTTAATTATTTAAAAATGATTCTGCGAATAATATCATTGACTTTATCTCCGGTTGCTTATAATGTTCTTGTGCTTTATCGAAGTTGTCAAATTCTTTTCCAAGTGTAGCGAATGGTTGGTTTTCTTTTTTGATAGATACATAATTGAATTTTCCGCTAACTTTTAAAATTCTAAATGTATTTTTATTTGATTTCAATACCACGGAAGCATATATACTATTATTCTGCTCCAATTTATCTTGTCTTACTATTTCCATTTTCTTACTTTTTACAGATATAAGGTTTATCCCACTTGCCAACAGATAAATGAAAATAATATCCAACGTGAAAGTAATCTGTCATTGAATCGCTTTTGTCAAAATTGTTGCGATTGCATATTTCTTTTATCTTTTCTAAAATCTCTTTGTGTGGATAGCTGTCTAAATGGTAGTGATTAATTTGTTTGTAATCAAAACCAAATTCTAAATCAGACTGCATGATACTTACATCTACTGATGAATAGTTATCTCTTACTACTGAAAATTTAATGTTTGGAAATTCTTTTTTTAATTCGTTGCGAATTTCTTTTACTGCTTCTGTTGTGATGTATGCCATAACTTTGTTTTTTGTTTGTTGCTAAATTGTAGTACAAATATATAGTCTTTTCCCTATATCCTGCAATACCTTTAATGTTAAGTTATGGTTAATTATACAGATTTGGAATTTCCCCAATTGATTTTTACTTTTCCATCTTCGTCTTTCTTCTTTGTGATTAGCTGTTCCAGTATTCCCAAATCAATATCGTATTCATTGTATATCTCGCTGTCGTCCTTGTATTCCAGCGTTTTAATGTAATCGTTTAATTTTTCTTTAGCCATCAACAATGCCAACAAATTCATTTCTATTGTATCTGCATAATTTACGAATACAACTTGCGTTCTGTTATCGCTGTCATAACGAATAAATCTAAAATAGAACTGTTCAATTTTTGGTATGTTCCATTGTAAACTCTCGATAATTACATAATCACACTTAGGAATATTTACCGATGATTTTAAACTCTGTTGCGTACAAATTAATATGCTGTTATCGTTGTCTTGAAACTCGGTTATAATTTTTTTTCTGTTCGTAAAATTTACATCGCCAACAACTTTGAATATTTTTCTGTCCGGAAACTTTTCTTTTAATGTGTCATAGTAATAATCTACTGCCTCTAAATTAGTACAACCAATTGCTACAATACCACTATATTCCTCCACTAACTTCAATATCTTCTTTGTTTTGTTTGGCATTTCATCGCCTTTATATTCACTAAAAAATTGTGGTATTGATGTCGCTTTAATCAATAGTTGTATTTGCCTAATAATTCTCAATAATGCTTCTTTACGAGCGTTAATATCCTTGCTGTAATACTTAGGCATTATCTCGTTAAATTCGTTTATTATTTTGCGATATACTTCTCGCTCTGCGTTGTTCTGAAATACATTTACATTTTTTACATCGTATTTGTCTCCGGCAATATCTCTAAACTTTCTTGTGATAACAGTATATTCGATTATGTGTCTTAATGCTTCTTCGTTGTATAAATCTTGATTATGTTTTTTAATACCAAATACTGTCGTCTTTGTTGGGTTGAAACAACGCTTAAACATTGTTGCTCCATAGTATGCTTTAAATGGCTGTCCATAGTATTTATTATCCGTTCTTTTAAGAATAATACCTTCTTCCTTATCTCGTGTTTCAACATAATAGTAATCGCAGAAATTAGGCATGTTTATTGAGTTATTATACAACAACTCTAATTGACTATATAACTCCGATATATTGTTTCGTGTAGTTGTTCCAGTAGTAAGTAATTTTCTTTTAGCTTTACGAAATACGTTTAAAACTGCCTTTGTTTTTTTAGCGTTATGATTTGTAATTTCGTCGCTTTCATCAAACAATAGATTTATTTTATAACTCTGTTTTTTAATATACTTTTTGATGTGCCTTGCGTTCTTTACTAAAAAATCAAACGCTACCAATACATATACACCTGGACGAATATCATTTAGTTTTTTAGCATGATCCAATAAAACAAATTCCTCTTTGTGTTTTAACATAAAATCATTCCATGTTCCGTGAATGGATAAAGCTGCCGAAACAATAAATGTATTTCTTTGTGGTATGTATTTGGACCATGCATATCCTGCCGGTGTCTTACCGCTACCTTGTTGCCAATTCAATATAGCATAATTCTTTCTAAGGATTAAACCTAAATCGTTCAGTTGTTTTTCATTGAATTTTGATATACAATTATCCTTATTTAAAAATGTAAATTCTGATAAGTAGTTGTCTATTTTACTATCACGTTCCAACTCTGTAAATGGAGTTGTTTGTAGGTTATAATTATTTGTTCTACGTTGTAGATTTTTTTCTATTTCTTTATTTTTCGCATACTGCGATATCAACTTAACTCCTGCAATATTATCATTAAAAGAAAAGTCGTATGTTTTGTAAATTTCGTTTCTTCTTAATTTTGATTTACCATTGTATGCTTTAAGTTTACAACCATATTGCGTTTTTACAACTCGTATTTCATCTCTACCTTTTTTATCTTGTTTGGCAACTGTTCTTTTTAAATAAGATAATACCTGTGTAGGTGTAATCTTATGCTTTTTTACCCACTCCGAATATTCCATATTTGCCGGACATTTTTGGTTATAAAAACGTTCAACATACTCTAATGCTCGTGTTACATATTCAGATAACGATTTGTGTGCTTTTATCTCATACAAATACTTGTTTAATTTGTCCGTAAATGTTCTATCAATTCCTTGCGACATTTCGGACACTATTTTTGCTTTAGCTTTATTTTTTTGCTCCAAACATATAGCAATATCTTTTTTTATTTCATCAACGCTATTATAAAATGTTGGAGTGTATGGATTAAATTCAATGTGTTCTGTACGTCTTTGCCAATACATTATTTTGGTTCCAAATGACTGTACTCCTAAACTTTTAAAGGCATCATCTGATAACTTAACTTGTCCAATAAAAGAAAAATTATCTTCTACCCTTTGTATTCTCGTTTTCTCAAAGAATAAATCTGCCATAAATGATTCCGGCACAATACAACATAATATCGCTCCAGGTTTTAATAACTCCGAACATTTTTTAAAGAAATAATCTTGTGATATAATTTCTCCATGTCCGCTCTCGTGCCATTTTAGATTAAATGGTGGATTGCCTACCACATAATCAAACATTACTGCAGGTTCATAGTACAATATTGATTGACACTCTATTTTCGATTTTGGATATAAATAGTTAGCGACATTAATAGCATGTCTATCAATGTCGCAACCAAAACAATTTTCTTCTTTTACAAAATTAAAAAACACTCCTGCTCCACACGTTGGATCACATACCAAATCTTTATCCGTTACATACAAACTGTCAACTATTATTTCAGCTATTTTATCCGGTGTAAAGAACTGTCCGTTTTCAATCTCTTGCTTTGCTTCTGTGTATGCTCGAAAATTATTGTAGTCCGATTTATTCAGTCCATGCAGTCCACCAATGCCAGTATATCCATTGTAAATATCTTCCCCTGTAATATTTACCGACAATTTGTTTTCTATAATGTAGAGTATTTTTGTATTTATTTCTTCGCGTTTATTCTGTGGTATTACAGAAGTTGAAGCATTATATTTTCTTACCATCTGCTTTCCTTTAGTGTATTTAATCCAAACATATCTATAAATTCTTGTGCGTGTGCTGCAGTCGTAAATTTTAGGTCTAATTTTCTATTTAAAAACATTCGATAACCTACAAATTTTTTACAGTTATCCGGTTTGTGGTAGTCATACCATGAATTAAAATCTACACTATTATTTAGTCCGCTAAAC